AGTACTGTTGACTTTCCCGAACCATTCTCACCAACAACGAGTGTATCTGAAGACCTATCTAAGTCTATTCTCGTCCAATTATTGCCTGTTGATAAAAGATTTCTCCATCTTACATAATGAAAATGTATCAATTATAACTCCATGTTTTGGGCCTCAGTATATAACTCTGCAAATAATGTATTTAAATCTCTTTTATTTACATTTGTTTTCATATTATTCACATAATTATTTAACGTGGTTAATGTATCTTCAGCCTCACTAATAATTTCTTCTTCACTTATCAAATCCATATGCTTATTATCTTCGACAATAGATACGTTGATAGGATTACTATTATACAACTTATCCATCATAATGTCAAACCAATACGGATTGTTTTTATTTCTAACTATTACTTTAACTGAAGTCTCTGCATAATCAGAAAAATCCATGCTTGTATAATCTTCTAGTGTTTTATCTGTATCATCATACCATACTTTATAAAACATCTTATAAGGATTTGGAATAAACTCTATTTCTCTTGTTTCACTATCAAATATATGAAAACCTCTGCTATCATTATAATCATTCCATGTTAATTCATATGGTGAACCAAGATATGATATATTACCCTTTGTTGACCTGTGATGATAATGTCCTGAACAAACTAAATCAAACTTCTCAAATGGTTTAGTATCCATTCCACTGCTTGTTATTTGTCCAGCATACATTTGAAAACCTTCTAATTCAAGATGTCCAAACAATACTTGAGATTTACTTTCAGCTATAAACTTCATCATTTCATTATAATTAGCATTATTAATCCATGGTAACATTGCTATTGTCATTCCATGAAATTCAATGTCTTTTGGTTCCATATCATAAAGATAACAATGATTAAATAATTCTTTCATTGCATTTACTTCGTTTGTATTACGATATGGTATATCGTGATTACCAACTATAACGTGTAAATCTATATCATTTTCAATACAAGGTTGTATAAAAATGTTTTTAAAAGCATTAAGTGTAACGTAATTGATATATTTACGTCTATCGACAATATCACCTAAGTGAAATATTGTTTTAATATCATGTTCTTTTAAATAAGGAAAAAATACATTTGTATAAAACTTATCAAAATAATTATGATATACAATAGAATCATTTCGGATTCCCCAATGGGTATCCGTAATTAAGGCCGCTTTCATTTATTCACCTTCACGGAGTAATACATCTACTCCAGTAGTATTCTTATTTCTTTTCAGCTTTTGTTTTGTTTCAAATTCTTCAATGAATGTACTTACGTATTCTTTCGACCATTCACTATACTTAACAGATGTATCAAAGTTCTTTCCGTCTTCATGCCCTTGTTTATCAGCAGTTTGTCCAGTAACATTTGTTTCTTCTGTAAGTTTATACTTAGTGTATAGATGTTTCTTTTCTTTTGCTATACGTCTAAGAAATGCATAATATATTATTTGTGTAAAATACGCAAATGGGTTTTGAGACTTCTCTGGGTTAAAGTTGTCAATGTATGTAAGACAGTTTTCTATACCATCACATATCATTTCTTCTTTAAAAGTATAATTGGAGAAGTTTGGTTTATGAGATAGATGAACCGCTATTTTCATTATACAGTCTCCTATATAATTACTTACTCTTGGTCTTTCTAATCCCTCTTTCTTAGCTGACTCTACTTCTTCTTTAAATGCAGTAATAGCCGCCAAAAATTCTTTATTGTTCACATAATGTTCTTTTTTCTTCGCTTTCTTCTTTTCTGTCATTATTAATGTACCGTTTTCATAAAATTCGTATTCGCTGTTTTGTATCTCACTTCGCTAAGTGCATCTTCTAGACTCATAAGTTCTTGGTCTAATTCCGCATCTGGGTCTTGTCGTATGTGGTCAATCTCTTGTAAAATTTCTTCAATCTGACCGCTATCAAAATTATTCAATATATCTTTAAACTGAATTTTTTCTTCTAGATTCTGTATTGCATCTTTGTAAAATGCAACATACTCTGGTGCTGGTTTTGTAAATGTTACAATTTTATTTTCATTTATAATGCAACTGTCTTCTATACGATTAACAATAAGCCACGGTTCTAATCTTACACTAGAAGTACCTCTTAGATTATCTATTAAAGATGCACGTAATGGTTTAGTTACTCTTACATGAGTATCGTCTAATTCTTCAACATACCCAATTAAATCTTCACCACTTACTAACTTTAAGTATATCAGTTGTTTGGTCATTTGTCAATCTCTTTTTTTGTTGTTCTTCTATATATTTATAGTATATTGTTTGCACTCAAATTCTTCTTCGTGATATAACTTCATTCTTTCAATGAAGTGGGAAAGGGTATAATTTTGGCTTTTTTTCCATCTGAGGTCGTCTGCAATGTCGAACAACGTTGCTCTTTCTTTGTTGTCGCCCAAGCGTAAACCCCTACCAATGGACTGAAGATTGCGAATACGAGACTTAGAAGGGCTACTAAACACGATATTATGAAGATTCCGAATATTAATCCCAGTAGAGAAGGTTCCGTAACTGGCGATGATGATTGCGTTTTTCTCTTGTTCTGTGATTGCCCTGATTTGTTCTCTGGTGTCTGCATCTGTTCCTCCATATACAAAAAAGACTTTTCTATTCTTTTCTGCTTTTGATGTTATTAAATCATGTAGAATCTTACCATGTTTTTCTACATACTGAAACAATAATAATGTATTTCCTGTTAATGATAACGCAAGATTTTGTATAAATGCATTTCTCTTTTTACAGCCGACAAGAAAATCCATCTCATCTTGATACTTCAATTTACTCACTACTTTTCTTTCTTCTTCTGTATATGTAAGTAATAATGCTTTTATTCTAAAATTAGCTAGTTGTTCTTTATCTATTAAATCCTTTGTTTTGACAAACTGTTTTACTTGACCAAATAGTCCTTCTAATACTAATTTATGTGTTTGAGTACCATCTAATGTACCCGTAAATCCAAATCTATATTTTGTATCTGTAAGTTTTGTCATTATTTCAGTCAATGACTTAGCTTTAAACAGATGACATTCATCTCCTATTACTGTATCATATTGCTGAAAATATTCCCATGGCATTTTCTGGAGAGATTGCCATGTAGATATTACTATTCTTTTATTTGTTTCTTTATCTACACCTGCTGTTATTTGATGTATATCATCTTTATCATAACCATACTCTACAAAATCAGTTGCCATTTGCTGTACAAGTGATATAGTTGGTACAATGATTAATGCTTTATTTGATAATCTTGCATCAGTATACCAATTCAATATCGTGTATATAATAAGAGATTTTCCTGATGCAGTTGGTGATACAATTAAAGAACGATTATTTCTTATACAATGTATAAAAGAATCTAATTGATAATCACGTATTGTATGTGGTAGTTTTAAACTTTCAACAAACTCTTTGGCCTCAATGACTGAAAATTCTTCTTGTACTCCCACATCATTTTCTTTAGTGATGTTATAATTTCTTTCACGTGCAAAATGTTCTACATATGGAAACAGGCCTAGATATAATCTACTTGTTCTGTTATCAAACAGACGTATTTTTCCGTCCCACATACGAGACTTATACGCAGGAGTAAATCTTGCATTAGGAACTACAAACGTGAAAAAATCCGACAGTTCTTGTTTGATGACAGGTTCTGCCTCAATTTTCATGTGAACTTCATTAACCTTTTTTATTTGCAAGGTATTAGGTTCCCATTGTCCGTGTAAATTCCATTCCCAGTTTCGACTCATTGAACCTCGACTGAGGACACCATAATATATTCAAATCAACCGCCCATAGTAAAACGCATAAAATCTATGCTATTCTTTATCACAAATCCTCTATTGTTTATATTTTTTATTATTTCTTGACATACATCTACTAATTCTTCTTGATATGCCACCTTAACATTTATATCAACCATTTCTTTATCTGATTCTATATAATAACGTAAATCTTGTTTTAATACCTTTTTAGGCCATGGTTCTCGACCTATCTCTTGTAAATCCTCTGGATTATTTAAATCGCCTTTATAATAGTCCATAAGTTTTGATGTTAATTCATCTCTTTTAATTTTAAAAGACCTTAGCTTTAATCTTTCTTCTGAATATATCTTTAAATACTTACCATGTAGGATTGGTGTATTTAAACTCTCCCTTGATAGTTCAGTCTCATCTATCTTACAGTCTTTTTGATATAAATCAATAACTTCTTCAATCTTCATATATGGTATACCTATGTACTATTCTTCTTAATCATTACAAGATTAATTATACTACGGATATGGTATTGTGTCAAGTCTTTTTTATAGTTTTTCTATTGTAAATTTCTTATATTGAAATGAACATTCTGCCTCTAAATATTCTATTTCTGTAATTGTAGTATCAAAGGTAATAGGAGCGAGTGATAATGGGAACATATCTTGAAAAGCAATACGAATATTTGCATTATTATTAGATGAAAGTACTATTACTGAACCATCGGATACTACTTCATCTTGAAATCCTTCACTTCTCGCATTTACTGTCATAGGATTGAGACTCTTATATTGCGATAAATCGTCTGGGTGTCCTAATGCCTCAATCCAATCATGTATTTCTAGATAATTTAACATATCTTCATCTATGCGAAATCGCATAGACATTTCAGCATATGTAACTTTATCACCAGGTCTTGGTATATTGACAAAAGCACTTGTTTGTTGAATTTCATTAATTGACATTGTTGGCAGAGTAATAGCTTGACAAAAGTACTCTACATTAGGTGCCCTCTGCAACTGAAATCTAAATCCTATCGGTGATAGAAAGTTGAGATTACCAGACAGGGCTGATTCACTTAATGTATTTGTACCTAATTTGCTTATTCTTGCCATACTACTATTTATAATGATTTAGACATAAAAAAAGGGGAACTGAGTTCCCCTTAAACTTAAATGCTTATAATTTTTATAAATTACATTAAGTTTGAAATGATAACCATGCGATAGTAAATATTCTTCGATTGAGAAGTCAACG